AAGAATTCTCGTCTCAAGTCCTACAAGGAGTTGGACGAGAATTCGTCGTTTCTGGCCCTCCCAAATCTCGATGGTGCTGACTACTTGGTAACGCTGCTGTTTGAAGCAGGGCTTGTTCAAAGTACTGGCATGGGTGCAGTGAGCCTTTCGTGGTCTGAGATTGACAGCTGGCTTCGTGTTACGCAACTCGAACTCACTGTGTGGGAGAAGCTAACCATAAAGAGTATGAGTGAGGTTTACGCAGGGGAGTTGAGTGTAGCTACGAAGCGAGATGCACAAGCTCCATACACACACGTAGACGAAGCGTTGACTGCAGATCGGACAGCGATTGCAAGCAAGTTGAAGGGTGCGTTTGCATCGTTCAGGAAAGACAGATCAGAGAATGAATAAAAGGAATTCAGATGGCAGCAAATAATTCAGCACTACAGATCGAGGTAGTCTCCACGGGTATTGCGGACACAGTCCGTAAGCTCGACTTGCTCGGTAACGCTGCAGGGCGTAACGAGGCTAAAGTTAAACTCCTGACGGATTCGTTGGGCAAGCTCATGGTAGCGCAGACAACTGCTGTGTCATCTGCCACGGCCCATGCGGCCTCGATCAACCTGATCGCCCAGGCAATGGGGATGATGGCTAACTACGCCACCACCACGGCCAGCCAAGTATCACTGCTCAACTCCCAGCTCGGAACCTTGAACGCTACGTCGAACAACACGACCAATGCCTTCACGCGTAAGTCTAACGCGGGGGGAATCGTCAACGCAACCATCCGCGCAATGACCACTGCGGCACTGGCATACCTGAGTATCAACTTCGCCAAGGGCATCGTGGAAGCGGCCGACGGCTGGAAGATGATGCAGGCTCGGCTGAAGCTGGCTACGGGCAGTATGGAAGAGGCGAAGAACGTCCAAGCCATGCTGTACGACATGGCCCAGCGCTTGCGCGTGCCACTGGAAGATGCAGCAAAACTGTACACACGTATGGCTGTACCAATGCAGCGTATGGGGCAAGATGCCCAGCAGACAGCTAATCAGGTTGAGTTCGTCTCCCTGGCATTGAAGCTCAACGGTGCAACAGCAGCCGAAGCCTCGTCTGTCATGCTGCAGTACTCACAGTCCGTGAATGCTGGCCGACTGAACGGTGCTGAATTTAATGCTGTCGCCGAGGGCGCTCCAGGCATCCTCCGCGCCATTGAAGCTGAACTGAAATCCACGGGTAAGTGGAGTGAGTACGGCGGTAAGACTTTGAAGCAGATGGGTTCCGACGGTGAGATCACTTTCGAGCTGATGAACCGTGCGGCACAGCGTGCCTTGCCAGAGATGCGTAAGGCTTTTGAAGAGCTGCCACTGACTGTCGACGGAGCCATCCAGCGCATCAAGAATGCCTGGTTCAAGGCTATGGGTGAGTTGGGTGAAAACACTGACATCGGCTCTAAACTCGCTAAGGCGATTGGGCAGCTTGAGGCTAGCATCCCGGCCATCCGTGACGCCCTGGCAAGTATCTTTATTTTCCTGCATGACAACTTCAGCATGATCACTACAGTGATCCAAGTCATCGTCGCTGGAAAGTTCATTAGCTGGTTGGCATCCGCTGCCCTGGCAATCCCTGCGCTTGTTACAGGACTGATGGCAACTACTGCCGCAGCCACGGGCACAGCAGGTGCTATGGGAGCGCTCCGCATCGGCCTGACAGCTTTGACTGGCCCTTGGGGAATTCTGATCAGCTTGGTCGGTACAGCAGCTGTCGCTGCTTGGCAGTTTTTCAGCAAGGAAGCACCGAAGGCTGATGCCGTCGTGACCAGCTCCATGCGCGTGCAAACTGTTGACCGCCTGCGCTTGATCCAACAGGAGATCGACAAGATCAATGAGCGTAACGGCGTGATGGCTGTAAAACCTCCTGCCCAGTACGAGGTGACTGCGAATGACCGGGAACAAGTAGCGCTCATCACAAGGATCAACGGCTTAAAGAGCGCACAACAGTCTATGACGTCTAAAGCAGCTAAGGACGGCGCACAGGTCACTCTGGACATGCTGGACACCAAACTGAAGACGATGCAAGGTGAACAGACAGTATTGATTGCTTTGAAGAAGGTCAACGAAGACGCGATGAACAAGCAGAAGGGTGACGCTGTACGTGCAGGCCTTGCCCGGAAGACTGAGACGAAACCTCAAGAGGCCCAGCGCAAGATTGACGAGTACAACGCCGCGCTGGCTCCGTTGGGACAAGCACTGACAGAGAAGGAAAAGATGGCAGTCCGCATTGACGTCTTGGGTGAAAAGCTCGGAGCTAAGGCTCCTGGCCGTGACCACTTCAAGGAGTTGCGTACGTCAATTGCAGCTACCACGGCCGAGTTGGAACTTAACATTAAGGCTGGCGACAAGCTGTCAGCCTCTGAGAAGTTGCGTGAATCGCTGAAGTCTGGTAGCAACGTCGACTTCCGTGGTCTAAGTGACGGCCAAAAAGCAACAGTTCAGGCGGAAGTGGACAAGAACGCTGCACTGGAGCGTCAGATTGAATTGCGCGATAGAGCTAACAAAGCGACCGCAGATGCCTCGGCAGAGAACGAGCGTTTCGACAAGCGCGTGATGTCTGGCACGGCCGTAATCAACGACGAGATCTTGAAGACTCAGTTGCAGACAGCTGCCCTGACACAAAGCAAGACTGCTGTCAAGGAACTGCTTGCTGCGGAGATCGAAGCTGATGCCCAAGCGGCCGAAGCCGCTGGCAACCGTGAACTGGAAAAGAACTACAACGTCGCCCGGTACGAGGCTTACATGGCCCAGGCCAGAGCCTTGCGTGAGCTGGCTGAAGCCAAGGTCGAGCTGGGCAAAGGTCAGGACGAGAAAGCTGCAATGGAAGCCCTAGACAAACTCCTGGACCCTAAGAAAGCTTTCAACTTTGGCGAGGCTCTCGGCGAGGCATTTGGCAAGGCTGGTGAGTCGATTGGTATGATGTCGAAAGCCCTAGGCGAGTACAGCAAAGACCAGGACAAGATTGCTGCACAACGTCAATCTTTCATGTCGCTGACAGACGCTAAGAAGCGTTCGGCTGGAATGGAAGCACTGGACAAGAAGGAAGCTCAGTCGAGCCTGCGTATGTACGGTGCAATGGCATCCGGCGCAAAGGGGTTCTTCGCTCAACACACGACAGCCTACAAGGTGCTGAGTGGTGCAGAGAAAGCCTTCCGTGCTGTCGAGCTGGCAGGGACACTGTCTAACTTCGCAGAGAAGAGCGGACTGTTGTCTGCTTTCACAGGTCTGTTCACGACAGCCAAAGTGACAGAGACAGCTATCGACACGACGCAACAGGGCGTGATGCTGGGCGTACACGCTGCAGCAGCAGCCACAGACGTCGCGCTGACTGGGACAACAGAGGCTGCTAAAAACACCCTGAAAATTCCAGGCGTGTTGATGTCGTTTATGAGCTGGCTCGGCCCTTGGGGTATGGCAGCTGGCGGCGCGGCTATTGCGGCCGTGCTGGGTGGTGCGCTTGTCGGTGGCGGTGGCGGTGGCGGAGCAGGTTTCAACCTGCAAGAGCGCCAAGATCGCCAGGGCACTGGCACCGTCCTCGGTGACGACAGCGAAAAGTCTGCGTCCATTGCTAACGCAATGTCATCGCTGGAAGACAACTCCAACGTCGGTCTGGTTTTGACGACAAACATGTTGTCAGCCTTACGTGGTATTGAGGCTTCCATGCAAGGCTTGGCCTCTGCTATTTTCAAGGTATCTGGTATGACTACCGGAAAGAACTTTGGAATCTCGGAAGGCATCTCTGGCGGTGGTTTTGGGTCTAGCGTTTTCGGCGGAAAAAAGACAACGTCTATCACCGACACTGGCCTGAACATCAACGGCACGGCCGCTGACTTCAGCAAGGGTAGTGGGGTGAAGCAGTACGTGGATGTTATGACGCAGAAGAGCGGTGGGTGGTTTAAGAAAGACAAGACGTCTAACCAGCGCCAGTACATGGCCGCAAGCGAAGAGATCACGACGACAATTGGTCGAGTCTTCGACAGCATCAACTCGACAGTCTCTGACGCAGCAGTCTCTCTGGGTGCAAATGGTGACAGCATCAAGGCCGCAATGGCTTCGTATGTCATCAGCACAGAGGTCAGCTTTAAAGGGTTAGTAGGTAATGAGCTGTCAGAGGCACTCAACGCCGTGTTCTCAGCATCCGCTGACGGCATTGCACGCACTGTGTTCCCTGGCCTGGAAGCATTTCAAGCTGCTGGTGAAGGTTACTACCAGACGCTGGTGCGTGTGGCTACGGGTACTGAGCAAGCGCAAAACGCCCTGAAGTCCTTTGGCATCGAGATGGTCGGCCGAGACTCTCTGGTTAACAAGACTGGCGATATCGCTGCTGAACTGGTTCGTCAGAGCATCATGGCTAAGGAAGCTGGAACGACTATGGCGGACGTTATGAAAGTAATGGACGGTAGTATGACCGATCTGGTTGCCGGGTACAAGTCTCTGCTGGCTATCCAGGATACAATGCGCGGCCTTGACCTCGGACTGAACATCTCGCGGGACACCATCCGTGGTGCAGGCGGTATTGCCGAGCTGGAGAGCGCAATCTCGGAGTTCTCAGAAAACTTCTTCACCGACGCTGAGAGACAGACAGCAAGCTTCTCGAAGCTCGGTGCTGAGTTTGGACGCCTAGGTGTTGTGATGCCTGCAACTAAGGATGCCTTCAGATCTTTGGTTACGTCTTTGATGAGCGGAAACGCCGAAAGTCAAGAGCTAGCTGGTAGGGTCATGTTGCTTGGCGGTGCGTTTTCGGATGCATTTCAAGCCACAGAAGACTTACGCTCTGACGCCATTGACAGCTTGAGCGCTGCCTACGACAAGGAAGCAGAAGCACTGGAGAACATCATCGACAAGATGAAGGGTTTTAGTGAATCTCTCCTAGCTTTCAAAGGTTCGTTGCTGACAGGCGATCTGTCCACAAAATCTACCGCTGAAAAGTATGCTACAGCTAAGACCACTTATGACGATGTGTCTACCCGCGCTTTGGCTGGAGATGAGTCGGCAATAGCAGGCTTTGAGAAGGCTGCTTCAGAGATGTTGAAGCTGTCTCAAGGTATTAATGCCAGCGGGGCAGGTTACACTGCTGACTACGAGCGCGTGCTTGCTGAGACAGAAACGCTCTACAAGTTCACTACAACCCAAGTCGACGTTGCGACGGAAAGCCTGGACACGCTTAAAGAGCAAGTCAAGGGTTTGCTGGATATCAACGAGAGCGTGCTGACAGTGACGGAAGCAATTTTCGCCCTGCAATACGCAATGATGGGGGTTGACCCGCTGGCAGGTGGCGACGGTTCCCAAGCTATCAGCTTGGCTAACGCAACTTTTGACGGCGACATGGCAAGACTGCTCTGGGGTGACCGTTCGGCAACACCTAGCGAAAACCGAGAGTATTCTTTTAGTGGAAACACTCCAGCAAACTCTAGCAGTGCATTGACAGAAGAAGTAATCGCACTCCGTAATGAGTTACGGATGTTGCGAGAAGAGCAGCGCGAACAAACCGCCAACCTCGTTGTCGCCCAATTCCAATCCCAAGAGCTTAACGCTCAGACGGTTGTTGAGGGCCAGCGCGGCGCGATGGAGGGTGCTGCGTACCTTGAACGAACTAGAACAGGATTTGCATAAATGACCAATGAAGACTTCCTTAAATGGTTGAGAGATCCTGCAGCGATTCGCTGTATTTTGCTGGAGGTGCGGGTGAAGATAGCCGGGGTGGAAACCACGCGCTATCTTTCTAACCGGGGGTACGTGACTGGCGGGGGCGATGCCCCTGCCAATACAGCCTACTCAAGCGTCATCTGCGGTGGTGTCAAGTTCACGGAGTCAATCAGCATGGAGGGTAATGCCACCATGTCAATGGGTGATGTGGAGATTGATAACACTACAGGGGAGCGTGACTCATGGCTCAACGACTCGTGGAAGAATCGTCAGATCAGTTTGTTTGTAGGAGATGTACGCTGGGTTCGTAGCGAGTTCACCAAGGTGTTTGAAGGTGTCGTCACTGGCATCGACAGCAAGAGCCGTGGCAAGTTGAACCTGAAGCTCGGCGACAAACTCCAGCGTTTGAATACCCCGGTCACAGACGTCAAACTGCTCGGCTCTACGTCCAACAAAGACAAGCTGATTCCGCTGTGTTTTGGGGAATGCCACAACGTATCCCCGCTGCTGGTGGACGGAAACGTCAACGAGTTTCAGGTGCATAACGGCGCTATTGAGTCGATCATTGAAGTGCGAGACAACGGTGTGCCTGTGGCATTCACGCCGCTCCTGTCTACTGGAAAGTTCAGGCTACTGAAGCAACCAGTAGGCACGATCACGGCCTCGGTTCAGGGCGCACTATTGACACAACAGCTCGACGGTGCGATAATACCTAGTGGTGTCTATTCAAATACCATAGCCAGCATTGCCATCAATCTCGCAACCCTGTACGGGAATAGCATGATGGCTTTGACCATGTCGGACATGGACACCACACTGGTAGCTTTCAATACGGCCAACACACAACCTGTCGGGCTGTACTTGAGTGACCGTGCCAACCTCCTTGAGACAATCAACAAGCTTGCTTCAAGTGTAGGCGCTCGTGTCGTTATGACTCGGGGCAACCTTTTGCGGTTTGTCAAGCTGAGTCTCACAGGCTTGCCTGTTGGCACGACAGTCACTTCGACTGACATGGTGGACAAGTCCCTGGCTATCTCCGATATGCCTGCGATTGTCGCTGGCGTCAAAGTCGGATACTGCAAAAACTACACCGTTCAGTCCAACCTGGAAACAGGTATTCCAGCGGAGCATATCTCATTGTTCAGCGAAGAGTGGCTCACAACAACCAGAACGGACAGTGTAGCAAAGGCTGAAAACCTGACCTACGTGGAACCAGACCTGCAGGAGACGCTACTACTGACGGCCGCAACAGCCTTGGCCGAAGCTGATCGTCGACTTGCGATATTCAATACGCAGCGCAAGGTTTTCAGGTACACGGGCTTCGGCTATCTACTGCTTGAGAATCTCGGAAGCAGCCAGACAATTAAACACCCGCGCTTTGGCCTATCTGCCGGGGCCACGGGTCAGATCGTCTCAATCTCACTTGATTGGGCGAATCCTTATATCACAATGGAGGTACTCGTGTAATGGCAGCTACAGTAAATGCAAGAGATGTTCAGCTTCAGGCAACATCGCCAGCAAACCGCGTCCTGGCAGTAACGATGGCGTCTAACATCGCCGTCAGCCAGGAAAACGTCACAGGTCTTGGGCTTGTCGTTGCTGGCACAAAAATGGTTTCCCTGACGGCATCTACCCAGGTGTTTCAGGTAGCCAAAACCGGAACAGTCAGCCCTGCGTCAACAGTACTCAGCGCTGACTTACGGAACCTGACGAACACTCCTGTAATTACTGTCACATCCGGCACGATCACATCGCCACTGACGCTGTCCGCTGGCAAGCTAACGGTGAACTATGCCAACCTCACCACAGACACCGCCACGCTGCGTTTGACGGTGGTGCAGGATGGTGTCACGTACACCGACGAAATCACCATCGTGAAGGTTCGCGAGGGCATCGACGCGCTTGTAGGTTTTCTCACTAATGAGAGTCACACAGTTCCTGCTGATTATCTGGGTAATGTCACCAACTACGCAGGGGCAGGGGGTAGCTTCAAGGTGTTCTCTGGCACCTCCGACATAACAGCCCTGTGTACTTTTGCTATCCAGGTGGGTGGAAATCCATCTACCTTGGCAGTGTCCTTGGGCGCGTCTACGGGTGTGTTCTCCGTTACTGGGGGTATGCCTACAAGCACAGAAGTTACCACGCTGACCCTGACGGCCACGTTTGGTTCGTCTGTCCTGGTCAAGGTGTTTTCGATTGCCAAGGCACGCGCTGGTGCGACTGGTGCAGCAGGCACCAACGGTACTAGCGGCAGCAGTGGGGTGCGAGGCTCACGTACGTTTTACGTACCACTGTCAGGGACCACTGGCACCTACTCTGACACTCTGGCTACAACTACGGCCGCAGTAGAGGGTGGGCCTGTGATGAACGATTTGGTGGTTCAGTACAACAACTCCGTAGGTTTCTCCCAGAGCAAGTTCTACCAGATCGTCAACAGTGTCGGTTCGTGGGCCGTTGTCAACGCAGTAGTCGACGGTAACCTCCTGGTTTCAGGCTCAGTAGCAGCCACGCACATTCAAGCCAATACCTTCACCGCTGACAACGTGCTTACACGAGGGTTGACAGTTCGGGATACTAGTGGTAACATCATTCTTTCGTCTGGACAAGGTCTGGACTACACACGCGTGGGCGGAACAAAGCCGCCGTCCAATGCTACGTTCGGCGCTGACAGCACCAACCTGAACGTCGGCATCAGCTCGGGCAACTTCATCTCCAACGCAGGGCCATACCCCGACACAGCTGACGGATTTTCGTTTGGCTATGATGACACAGGCAAGACTCGCCAGCCAATCAGAGCCAGCTTTGGGGCATGGCGTCCAACGGGGCAGGGCGGTGTGTTTCTTGAATTTTTGGCAGCAGACAGTCCCGCTAACGGCACCTTGTCAGACATCAACAACGGCACCAATCGCTACCCGGTTATGGCGGGTCAGCGCTATGAAGCCAGCGTGTACCTGAGTACACACCGTTGCAGTGCGTGGGTCAACATCGCGTGGTTTACCGCAGCTGGTGTGTATATTGGAGAAAACGCTGGCAACGCCGTGTTTGACAATCAAGCCCAGGGCCAGCTTTCAAACTTTCCGCGAACGATCCTTTTTGCCACAGCTCCCGCGAATGCCGCCACGGCGTCCATCTACGTCCGCTCTTCCTACACTGGCGCAAGCAACCCCTTCACGTTTACGTCGATGTGGTACTTTGGCACCGCCTTGACGTCCCAGACGGTGGCGTCCCCTTGGAGTGATGGGAAGGGTGCCAACTGGGCTACGAACGTGGTCGGAGCCACGGGCGTGAACAGCAGCATCACTGCAGCTCAGAACTCGGCCAACGCCGCGAACGACACACTGGCAAACATCGCCTCTGATAACGTGCTGACAAAGGGCGAAAAGCCAGCTGTCATTCTGGAGTACGCGACGATCAGCCAGGAGTACACGGGCATTCAGAATCAAGCAACTGCCGTGGGCGTCTCAAAGGTCAGCTTTGACACGGCTATTGCCGCACTACAGAACTACCTGAACAACACGATTCCAAACTGGAACAACTTGTCGGTGGACACAATAATTGATGGCCCGACATTTCGTCAGAAGTTCATCGACTATTACGTCCAGCGTCAGGCGATTCTCAATGCGATTGCTCAGAATGCAAACAACCGTCTCCAGACCCGGCAAAACTTGGTCTACAACGCAGGCTTCGAGAATGGGTTTAACGGCTGGACGGGCGCTACCGGGTCGCTGATCATCTTCGATAGCGTTTGGGGACGAATTGCATTCAAGGATGGAATTTCAGGCACGGGTTCAATCGTTTCTCAGAAGTTTCAAATCCAAGCGGGGGCGGGTTATACCCTCGCTGGCGACTCCCTGATGCTGAACGCCACATCCGGGGGCGTCTACTTTGATTTAGTCTGGTACAACGGAGCTGGTGTATCACTAGGCGAGACGGGACAAAATGTAATTACTACAAATCACGATTTTTCCGCAAGTGATAGCAACCGTTCAGTTCATGCCATTACGCACATCGCGCCAGCAGGTGCGACACATGCCAGCGTCAGGTTTGTCTGGGAGGCCATTGTCGGAACGGCCATCGTGGGCGTTCGGCAAGTCAAGGTGGAGCGGGGCAGTTTGCCAGCCACGCCTTATTCCGCCGATGCCACCTTGCCTGTTCTGCAGAACAACGCCAACGTAGCGGCAACCACTTCGCTTTGGACCGGAGTGACAGGAACGGGCAGGCCGCAAGACAACGCCACCGTTGGTGCCAACGACAGCAACCTGCAGGTCGGCATTGGCTCTAACCTGATTCCCAACAGTGACCTGACCCTGACGTCAGGCGGCTGGAGTGTTGGCTATCAGCAGTTTGCTGGGCAGAGCTTTAGTCTCACCCGCGACTTGGCAGGAGATGACTGGCGTCCGTTCAGTGGACACAACATCGGACTTTACCGGAGCGGAAGCATTGCAGGCTCTATTGACGTAATTTCACCGACGATTCCTGCCATTTCCAACGCACGCTATGAGCTGTCAGGCCGCATCGCGTCGCACCGTTGCGATGCCGACCTTATGGTTGTGTACCTCAACGGGTCTGGCGCTTACGCTGGCGAAGTGCATACGCCCCGAGTGACGCGCTCTGCAGGCGGACGGAACCTGCGCGACTGGGAGCTTCAAAGCACCTTCTTCACCGTGCCGGAGGGTGTGATTGCAATGTACTTTGCGTTTCGCACTTATCAAGTCGACGCAGGCGCAGGCGACAGTTACACATGGCTGACCCAGCCGATGCTTTGTCGTGCTGGCGCTGGACAGACCCAGCCTTCGCCGTGGTCAGCGGCCAACTTTGTCGAGCAGATCACGCCAGCCAATGCCAGCACTTACATTGCTGCGGCGGCGATTGGCAATGCACAAATTGATGTGTTGGACGCTGTCAAGATTACAACGGGCTTTTTGAGTGCTGATAGGTTTCAGGCCGGAAGCATATCTGCTAGCAAGATTTCGACCACAAGCCTGTCAGCGATTACGGCAACCATCGGCACATTGCGGACAGCAACGTCTGGTGCGCGAATGGAAATATCTGACAACGTGTTGAAGGTGTTTGACGGTAATGGTGTCAAGCGTGTGCAGCTTGGCAATTTAGATTTATAAAGAGAGGGGGTAATTGTGGCTTACGGGTTAAGAACTTACACAGCGGGAGGGGCGATTGCCGTAGACATTAGCGACAGGCTTACGAGGAGTGTCTCGTCCCATACTGTGTACCTCGACAATAGTTCGACAACTATATATGTCCCTGGAATGGTTGATGACGGGACTTGGGCGGTTTTTTGTGCTGACCCAAGGTCTGCATCTGGGGCCATAATCTATAATGGATATTTCATAGGCGGCATTAAGCGGACAGCCGCCACTATAACATTTAACGTATTGAGGGTTTAATATGGCATATGGGTTCTCAGTTACGAACAGTTCAGACTTTATTCAGGTTGGCGAGGACTATTCAAATTATGTCGTTGTTGCTAGTGGAACAGCGTTAGGTAATAGAGCAGCTATTAGTATCCAAGACTACGGCGTTTTACCTCTTATCATGGTTAAACCAGATATCGACGTAATCATTGCTTGCTATTACGTTAAGAATAATGAATTTTCATTTACCGCCGTTGGCCCTGGCGGGGGTAGTGATGTGAGGTCGGTTTCATACAAGCTGCTCGTACCTGCGAATGTTGTAACACCCTCGACAGAGTCTTTTGGCTTGAGGGTTTACAACGGAAGCGGTGGACTTACTTTTGACAGTGGCAGAGAATATTTGAAAATCAATCAGGTACTCAAGATTACAGCCACCAGTGGAGGGGTCACAGCAGCGGTACTTAACGCCGACTCGTGGTACTCTCTTAACACTCTAGGACTTTTTGGAACGGCTCTGGTAAACGCCTCCCAAGGGCCGTGGATTTATAAAACATTGAAGAGAAATGCCGACGCATCTATTGTAATCATGGGGAGAACCCTTTTTCAAGGTCCTTATTTTGTTTTTGAATTGTACGATACACAAGTCACCATTTTTGCTGGAGTATTCCCATGATTACTTTTGTAGCGGTCACCAGCAACGGCATCCCTGCTTACACAATACAGCCGTCTGATGATAGTGCAGTAGTTGAAGGTTCGTTGCTGGGTAATTACACCATGCAAACTATGCCTCAAGGTGTCAACCTTCACGAGCTTCTGACTACCTACTATTTTGACCAGGGCTGGAGGTTGTTGCCTGAAAAAACAAACACCTACCACATATGGGATTTGGCGACTAAAACTTGGAAAGACCCGCGCACACTAGACGAGATTAAGATTGCAAAGAATTCTTATCTCAATGAAGCTCGTCTAGCGGCTAATCAAACATCTTTCTTATTCTCTGGCAAGTCCATCGCTGTTGACCAGCTTTCGCGTGGGGATATTGACGCCGTAAACGGTGTAGTTACTCTCACTAATGAGATGCCAGCCGGATGGCAGGGCGCTTGGAAAGCGATAGATAACACATACGTTAGCTTACCTGACAAAGCAGCTTGGATTATGTTCTACAAAGCTATGGTGGGGCAGGGGAGTGCTAACTTCGCCCACTCCCAGGCACTGAAAGCACGGGTGGCTGCAGCCACAACAATTGCACAGGTAGAAGCCATTGTCTGGTAACTACCATAACTAAGGAAAATGAATGGCTAATTTGAGAGTGGTATATAACAACAGTGCTGACAGAGCGACATTGTCAGCGACAGCTGGCGTGGGCACTCTTGTTGCAGCCAATTTATTGACAGATATCAAGTCGGAAGTGTGGCGTACAGCGACTACATCAGCTTCGATCACACTTACGTGGACAAACGCTGAGTTGATAGGTTGTGTGGCCCTGCCGTTCTGCAACCTGTCTGCCACAGCAACCATCCGTGTGAGAGGCTACACAGAAGTTGCGGATGTTGCTGCTGCGGTGGATACTGGTGTAAAGCTGGCCTGCCCAGTAGGTACAGGTGTTGCCCCGGCTGGAGTTAATTCGTACGCCTACGCAGGTGCTTCCTACGCTGTTGCTTGGCTTGCACAGACGTCAGTGAAGAAGGTTGTGGTTGACCTCGTCGACACAGGCAACTCGTACATCGAAGCCGCCCGTGTTGTTGCAGGGGCATACTGGTCGCCGATTAACAATGCTGATTATGGCGCTCAGTTGACAATGGTCGACACCAGCAAACACGAACGCTCTGACGCTGGGGATTTACGGACGGAGCGTGGTTACATGCACAAAAAGATTAACCTGGATCTTAGCGTAATGCCAGCCGAAGATCGGAATGTAATCTGGAGCATATCCAGAATCAACGGTATGTCGAAACCTATGCTGCTAAGTCTGACCCCAGAAGTCGGCGATGCAACAGAGGAGCAAACTTTTTCACTGTACGGGAAATTGTCCCAGCAAAGCAGCATTCGATACCAGTTTGCGAACCAGTACAACACAACGATTGAACTGGAGGAGATCTAGTATTGAAGCGTTTCGGCCACTACGCGAGTTGTGTTGTGGCATTTAGAATTTATAACTTGGAGATTAACATGAAACTAGCACTATACAAAGGTGATGGAACCAAATTCAACGCAGCCATTCGTTGGGTGGATGGCGGTATTTACAGCCATTGCGAACTGGTATTCTCAGACGGCATGTCTGCCTCTGCAACCTACCGAGACGACAAAACAGTCCGCGCCAAGGTTATAGACTTCTTCCCTGGCCGGTGGGACTTCATCGAGCTTCCGGAGAGCCTTGAAGCTGACGCCCGTGCCTTCTACGAAGGCACAGCAGGTACACCGTACGACCTACTTGGTCAGGTTCGGTTTGTATTTGGTCTGGTCAAGGGGGACAACAAAACCTTCTGGTGTAGCGAGTGGTGCGCTGCTGCGCTCGGTATGCAAGATCCTTGGCGGTATGGGCCTAACGGCTTGGCCTCTGCAGTAAAAGCTCACTCCGCCTGGAGTACCAAGTGAACGCCAGATCGGGGGACTTACTCTCGGCACTTATCGCCCTAGCGCTATCGCTGTCGTTTGTAACGTCCTCCAACACTGTCCTGTACACGGCAATGGAGTCTTACTCGCTCTGGCCCCACTGGGCCATTTCCGCAGCGCTGTCTGGTCTGTTTTGCCTGTGTGCAGCAGTTTCTGAAAATACTAAGGCTCACGCCCTGGCAAGGTTCTTGTCAGGCTGCGTCTGGGGTACTGCGGTACTCGTTCTAGGCTCACAATCACTTTGGCTCCCTGTCTTCTGGACTGCGCTAGTGTTACTTTCATTCGACATTATCTCAGTCATAAATAAGGGACTAATATGGACTCCAAAGAATCGCTTTTAACGTCGGCATACCTGACCTATGCCTGGGTAGTCGGTGTCAGCTTGTGGGGTGGGCTTGTCTCGTACTTCGAGAAGAAGGAGCCTTTCAACTGGCTCCACTTGTTCGCTCACTTGCTGTCGTCGTCCTTTGCTGGACTGATGACTTACTACCTCTGCCAAGCCGGGTCCGTGCCAGAGCCGCTTACAGGTGTGTTCTGCGGCGTTGCTGCACACATGGGCACCCCTGCCCTGCTGAAGATCAAGATCATCCGGCAGTTCTTTGAAAAAGATGACAAGGAGTCGAAATGATAACACTTGAACAACTGCTCAAGGCAGCGCCAATAGCCAAGCTACGGGCAGCTATGTTCATTTCGCCACTGAATGCCACGATGGATAAGTGGGGCATCAATACCCCGCTACGCCAAGCTGCATTCCTGGCCCAGGTATTGCACGAGTCTGGCCTTCTGGCAGTGACAGAGGAAAACCTCAACTACTCGGCTGCGGGTCTTATGAAGACTTGGCCTACGCGCTTCCCTACCCTGGCGATTGCCAAAGCTTACGAGCGACAGCCTGAGAAGATTGCCAACAAAGTGTATGCCTCGCGCATGGGTAACCGTGACGAAGCCTCTGGGGACGGTTGGAAGCACAGGGGAGCTGGCCTGATCCAGTTAACGGGCAAAGACAATCATCTAACCTACGCGATTCGGGCTGATAAAGACGTCTTAACCGTCGGGGAATACATCCGTAGCACCGAGGGTGCTTGCGACGTTTCTGGATGGTTCTGGAGCATCAATGCCCTGAACAAGTTTGCGGATGTGGGTGACTTCGACGGAGTGTCAGATGTCATCAACCTGGGGCGTAAGACTGCCAAGGTCGGAGACGCTATCGGTTTCGCACACAGAGCTGAAATGTACAACACCTTGAAAAAGGTATTAGGAGTGAAATAATGGATTGGAAAAATATTGTAAGCCGCACTGCCCCGCTGTTGGGTGCAGCCTTGGGTGGCCCGTTGGGTGGCATTGCAGTGGCGAAAATCGCTGACGCGCTTGGCTTGTCTGACAAGACAGAGGCTGCGATCACTGAAGCATTGGCTGGCACCACACCGGAGCAGCTGTTGGCATTGAAGAATGCTGATCAGACTTTCTCGGTGCGAATGCAGGAGTTGGTGTTCGCTGACGCAAAAGACTCAGCGTCGATTGCGGCAGGAGACAGGGATAGTGCGCGAAAGCGCGAGTCGGAAGTCAAGGACAATACGCCAAGGAATCTTGCGTACATTGTCACGGCTGGCTACTTCAGCATCGTCGCCCTCCTCATCCTGGGTAAAATCCCAGTCGAGAACAAGGACATGCTGTTCATCATGCTCGGTACGCTGGGCACAGCCTGGGTTGGCGTGATGGCATACTACTTTGGCACGACAGCCAACAGCAAACACAAGACGGACCTGCTTGCCAGGGCAGAGTCCATCAAGTAAAATTTATCGCTTCTGGTAGAAGCATTTTATGCGGAGACAGGCTTATGCTTGCCTCCGCTTTTTTGCGTCTGTACTACGAGCCAAGCTTCTCGTTACGACGACGGTGTAGTTTGTGATTTCGGATGTCACGGCGAACCTCGTCGACTGAGTCGACAACAACCCCGCACACGCCACGGATGAAAATAAATAGGAAGATGAACGGCAGCAGCAAATACTGCAGGTAGTACGAGATGGTACGCATCACGCAGCAGCTGGTGGTGGCAGTGGTGTGACTGGCCCCATTGCGATGTCCAGCTGGCCGAACAACTCGCCCAGTTCCTTGGTGTCCTTCACCTTGTCATCATGCTTTGCCTTGATGTACTTCATAATGAGGGACGCCTTGATGCCAGTCTTCTCTTCCAGGGCTTCGCCGATCAGTTTCAGGTCGGTTTTTGCACCTTCGATGGCGCTGTAGTGCATTGAGGACTCAGAGATGTACCCTGCCAGGAGTTCTTGGCTAACTTCGACGGGGCCGTTGGCGGTGTTGATGGTAGTGTTCATGTTGTTTTCCTTTTGATTAACCGACGATTTTCGTCGGTTTGTAAACTTTGTTGTCTTCAATTGCGTAGCGGCGCACATCTTGCGCGTCGTCGAGGAAGTACACCCCCTCCAAGTCTTTGTACACGGTGTACACCTTGCCAATGGTGACGTCCTGAATGCCCTTGTTACGCTTGTGGTGGCAGAACACCACCTCGTCACCTGCTTTGAATTTTGGTGCAGCCATGATCAGGTCACAAGCTTGGTTGGCTTAGTCGTGGTGACCTTACTGGCACCGAAATTGACGTCACCTACGTCGTCGGTAAACCAGACGTCGCCGTAGGAATTGATACCTTCGATTTCGTAGATTTTTCCGATGGTGACGTCGGACAAAACTTTGTTGCGCTTGCAACGGCCGAACACGACGCTGTCGCCAACTTGAAACTTTGCCATAGTGGTTCCTTAGAAATAGCCGATGAACACGCCGAGCGGCACGAAGAAGATGCCGAGGATTCGGGCAATAGACACGACCCACACCTCGCTAACGGTCATCAGCGAGACGATGTTCGCAATGTAGCCGTAGGCCACGGCCACGATAAACAGAAGACTGATAATAACATTCATTTTTATTCCCCTTGTAGTAAATTGTCCAACTGTACGTGCAAGCCGTCTTTATAGATGACTGGTACAGACCTGTGCCCTGCTCCCATGAGCGTGGCTCTTGCTTCTCCGTCGAGATCAATCCTGACCTCGTCGTAACTGATTCCAGCAGCGTTCAGTTTGTT